CACAGTAGACAACAATTACAATTATCACTATAGAATCAAAGAAGAATCTAAAGTAAAAGCATGGTATTTTGAACCTATATTAAATCAACAGATATATGAAATACCAGAAATTATAATAAAAAACATAAATATCTAACCTTTTATTTCTTTATGTCGCAAAAAAGGTTTATATTTACATATAACACAAACAAAAACACCAATCATGAAATTAGGTAAACACACATTAATAATAGACGGTAACTACTTCTTACATAGTAGATTATTCGTATTGCCTAGACCGAAAGGCAAACAATTACTAGAAACTAAAGATAGTCAGGCAAGTTTAATGCGTAAGTTATGTATTGATTTTGCATCTGAGTTACGTAGAATGTCAGGTTTTGTAGATCAGGTTGTAGTTGCTGTTGATGCTAAATCATGGCGTAAGGATCTATTTCCAGAAGCACAATATAAAGGTACAAGAACATACGATGATTCAGTTAACTGGGCCGGTGTTTTTAGTACATATAAAGCATGGCAAGACATCTTAGAAAAGCAAGGTGTTGTAATTCACCAAGTACAAGGTGCAGAAGCAGATGATGTTATGTTCGGTTGGTCTACTCAATTAAATAATGAAGGTAAGAATTGTATCGCTTGGACAGGTGATCGTGATTTAATTCAATTAGTTAATTATAATAAAGCAACAGATGCATATACTTTATGGTATTATAACTCCAAACGTAAGCTTATTACATTCGAAGGTTTCGAAGATGTTTTAAACGAAAGAGCTACAGATACTATGACTAATGATGATTTAATGTTTAACATGAATTCAAACACTGTTATGCATGATCAGATGAAACAAAACCTTACAGATTGGGCACTTAAGAATAGCGTTACCTTTGAAGAAATCAATTGTGATGATTTCATATTCACTAAGATATTACAAGGTGATAAAAGTGATAACATTAAAAGTGTTGTATCTTGGACAAAGACTGCAAAGTCTGGTAAAATCATGAATTATTCTATTACAGAAAAGAATGCACTTAAAATACTAGATCAGTATAAAGAATTAAATGGCGGCTTTTCAATAGATGATTTCTTTAATAAAGATAGCGTAGATAGTCTTGTTGGTATTATACATAAAGTTATTAATAAATCTACAATAGAAGAAATCAAAGGTAGATTCAATCAAAATCTAGATCTTATGTTACTACATTTCAATACTATACCAGATCCTATTCAAAAAGAAATCTATAAAGCTATTGAAACTGATTTTCATGTAGAACCTACTTTTCCAAAATTAACTAAGATGGAAGTAATCTTAGAAGGAACAGATTGGTTACAGAAAAAAGGAGCAAGTGCGCCTGGGGGATATGATCCTTTCGCAGGATTAAAAACTCCTGAAACAAAAGTAACAAGTAGCAGTAAAATATCAAACGAGTTATTCTAAAATATGCTAGACGAAACAAAACTATTCGACTTCATGAAAATCATGTTCACGAAGCCAAAAGATTATCACAATATAAAAAACTTTAATAAGAAGAGACATCATTTTATGATTAACAGATTCTTCGCAATTAAGTTTCCAGCAAATGCACAGTTATTTAATGTTAATGGTATAAATCCTATTGCAGTTATTGATAGTTGGGCATCAGTTGCTTCTAGATTTAGAGGAGTTCCACGTTGGGTTTATACAAAAACAAAGAAATCTGCAAAGAAAGCTGCCTCTACTAAAGGCAAATACATACCAAGTGATGAAGCCATTCGATTTTTCATAAACAAAAATGAAATTGGAATGCGAGAATTCAAAGAACTAGAGAAGTTCGCAAAAGAAGAATTATACACATCACTCAAGTCGATCGAAGGATCTATGAAAGTGTATTAACGACAGACCTATGAATATTAGTAGCTTTCCAACCGCAGTTGACGTAACATTGCATCGGTACAACCACCTTGATAACCGCCTTTGGACCCAGATAAGAAATCAGTTAGATTATGTTGAAATAGATGAAATGTCCGTAGTGGTGACCTTATCACAATTAGCCTCACTGCTTGATAATAACTATATGCCTATGATTAATAGAATTAAATCAACAGGCGTAGATTCTTTACATAAGCAGGTAAACTCACCTTATTTTATTTATATGATGTGTGTTGACATGGAAAATTTACAATTAATAAAATTGACAATGAGCCATGATAAGAAATTCTCAAGATTAATAGAAAACGATGGCATGAAGATTTTAAAGTTTGACTTTAGAATACTATCAATGACTATAAAACTCCATGATATATTTGAAATTGAAGACCTTGCTGTAATTAATCCAATATTAGAGTCTTTAGGTATATTAGAAGAAGACGTACCCTATTCTAGATTACCAATAGTAGAAATACTAGATCTTTTAGATAATTGGGTAGAACTTGAAATGGACAATGATTTAATCGAAGGAGAACCGGACGCAGTTCCATTAATTACAACAATATTAGATTTAATAGACATTAAAGTCGAAGGAGATAACCCACTTACGCTATTAGTTACGGATTATTGATATATTTTTCTGAATATATAGATTAAATAAACCTTTTTAAATGAAGTTATTTAATAAATTTGGAAAAAGAGAAGCATTAATCTATATTATAGTTGTTTTGTGGATTACTATGGGAATATATGCAGCATTTAAGGCTTCTAGTCTTACTGACTTAGCAGTATATTTTGGATCTTTGACAGCTTATGCCGCTACTTATATATGGGCAGAGTCTAAAAGACCAAGCACAAAAACAGGTATTGTACGAAAAGGACCAGCATCTCGTAGAGAACTTATGATTTATGTCGTAGTTTTTATATGGGCTATTGCTGGCATGGTTTCTATGTATTTTGCTGCATCTCTTAAAGACCTTTCTATTTATTTTGCGTCATTAACAGGATTTGTAGCTTCTTGGCTTGCCGGTGAAAAAATCAAACCAGAAGATGAAGTTAATCAAAATATTAAAAGATAATGGTTACAGGATTTACAGCAACAGAATACGGTGATTTTTTAATCGCTAAATTAAACAAACCTTATTATGATACAGTTAAAGTAATAGACTGGGAAATAATAGTAGGAATACAAAACTATAAAACAGTAGGTACTATTTCAACAACTAATGGGTCGAAGACAGTTAATGGAAATTTAACTCAATTTACTCAATTCTCTAACGGAGATAGTATTGTTATTGGAAACACAACATTCACAATAGAAGATGTAGTTACTCCAATTGAAATTATATTAACAGTAGCGCCTGATTTTACAACATCGGGAATTGAATTTTACATTCCACCTGCAGCTAATAACTATTTTGAATATTCTTATAGATGGTCAACAGACAATTCTCAGTTTTCAGAATTAAGGCCTTTAAATAAAGAACTAGCCTTTTCTGATTTAATGGGATTAACATTTGATCCAACAAAACCACTTTGGTTAGATATTAGAGGAGAAGTTGCGGCTCTTTCAACAGGAAACACTATAACTATTATATCAGTAAATTATACATTAGAAACTCAAGAAGGAGCAGTAGTTAGCTGTCCTCAATTTTGTGTTGAATGTGCAGATCCTTTTGCAATGTACGGTTGCGCTAATATTATTGAATGCGTTGATGATAATTTATTCAACCCATACGATTTAAATAAATCAACAAACATATATAAGCAACTTGTCAGTATGACTAATAATATATTCGGACATGAAGTTCAGTATTTTAGAACCCAACCCGATGCAAGAACTGAGGATGTTCACTTAATGGAATACTCGTTACATAACGTTGTAGATAAAAAAGCAATAAAGATATTAGTACCAGATAATGAATTCCCAGATGAAGCTATGACTTTCGATATATTCGGAATGGAATTTGCAGAATTTGAAATTCATATAGTAGGAGGAGAGTTTGAAGCAGTATTTGGTCAAGGTACTTCTCCAAGAAGCAAGGACTATATGTTTATTCCATTGATCAATAGAATGTATGAAATTAATTCACTATCAATTGCAGATGAATTTAATCAAACATCATCATATTGGAGATGTAAGCTAGTTAAATATCAAGACAGATCATCAGTTATTAAAAATGAATTCGAAGTAGACACTGATACTTTAATAACAGGAGTAGAAGAAGTATTTGGAGAAAGACAGAGAGAAGAACAAGAAAAAGTAACAAACACTAAACAACTTAAATCAACGCCAACCTCATATCGAGATGGTATTAGAGGTTTTATAGATAAAGGGTTAACTATAAAAGAGTATGACTTAAAAAACCGATGGACAATTGTTAGTAAAAACTACTATGACTTATCTCAGATAAAAAAAGACAGAACAGGAGTTGAATACTCTGTAAAATCTGAATTATCAACAACAGATAACTTAGCAACAACTATGTGGTTTTCTCCACAGTTTGAATTATCAGATACAAATGAATATGTATTGTTTGGAGATCTAGCAGCAATTGGAGGATTTAAACTATTTATAAGCAACGATAAGTTTAGAGTAAATGCAAACGGTGTTAATTATGAATTCCTTCACGGAATAAATCTACAAAAAGGAGAATGGTATGGTTTAGTATTAAACATAAACAATAAATTCTTTCAAACATCGCTTTCATTATATAGATTAGATTCTAATACAAATACAGGAACATCACCAGGATCACGTCCTCAGGATTCAAGTAACGATTTAATAGAAGAATACACAGGAACATTGGAACTAGGTCAACCTATGCAATGGAATGTAGATTCTAATTACCATATAAGAGGTAACAATACACATATGACAAACATTAGAGTATTCACAAGTGTGATAGAATACGAACAGCATCATAATGTATTAAACCAATATGTAGTAAGAGACAATCAATTATCAATTCTTATAGATAATGCAATTCCAAGTTTAGGGTATCAGAGATTCAAGAGTGTCAGATAAAATTTGAATAAATAATCTATAACAAAATACTGAAATATGCCAGAAGAAAATAAAAGTATTAAGTCTCAAGCAGAAGATATTAGAAAAGAGCTAGATGACTTAATAGGAAATAATGACCCAATAGAATCTGTAATAGAAACAGATCCTGAATTACCTACGAAGAGAGATCTTCCAGTTAAAATGTCTTATTCTCAACTTAAAGCAAGTGCTAGTAAAAAAGCTTCTAAAACTATTACAAGTTTGATGAAATTTTATCTAGATGAGGATATTATAGAGAAGGATGAATATATTATAGCAAAGAAAAAGATAGATGAGATGACAATGTCTTCTTTAATCTATCAACTACAAGCCGGTGAAAGAGCTCTTACAACTCTTTTAGAAACAATAGAAGACGGTGAAATAGCTCCAAGAATGTTTGAAGTTCTAGCAACTTTACAAAAGTCAATGTTAGATATTATCAAATCCCAAACGATGTATTTAATGGCAGCTGAAGAAGGTGCTAAGAGAATGGCAAGAGATATCGAATTATACAAGAAAAGAGACGATACTCGTGAAATTAGCGAAGCATCCGGAAATAAAGGAGGACACCAATCAAGCGAAACTATACAAAGAGGTACTAAGGATCTAATGAGAATGATTCAAGATGGAATACAGGATGATCAGATCGAAGACGCTGAAATAACAGAAGAATAAATATGGCAAATGACTCATACGTAGGCGATAATCGCTGGATCCCTCAGGGACAGTCAGCTGATGAAGCTGGTAAACTAATCTGGTCAACTAAAAGTATCAACGAGTTGATGCTAGCACTTGATCAAGGATATCGACCTTCGGTATCTATGCCTTTTTATGAAGGTAAGCAGTTTTTACGTAGAGGTAATATTGTATTTGAATGGACAGACGCTGAGATTACAGAAATGGCGAAATGTGCTCATGACATTGTTTACTTTGCAGAAAAGTATGCTGTTGTTATGACAGATAACGGAGTTCAGCAAGTTAAGTTAAGAGATTATCAAAAGCAAATGCTAAGAGATTTTCAACATAATAGATTTAATATTGTGTTAGCATCTAGGCAGATGGGTAAAACGGTAACAGCATCTATATTTAATGCATGGTACCTTACCTTTAATTTTGATAAAACAACTTTATTGCTTGCAAACAAATCGGAATCAACCAAAGAAATTATAGATAAGGCAAAGATAGTTTTAGAAAACTTACCCTTCTTTATGAAGCCTGGAATTATTAAGTATGATGTAATGAATGTTCGTGCAGATAACGGATGTCGTTTAGTTGGACAATCAACAACGGCAAAGTCTGGTATTGGTTTTACTATTCATAATTTATACCTTGATGAATTCGCACACATACACCCTACTATCGTAGATTCATTCTATGAAAATGTATATCCAACGCTATCAGCATCTAAGATATCGAGAATCAATATAACTTCAACTCCAAATGGATTTAATAAGTTTTATGAAATTTACGCGGATGCAGAGAAAGGAAACAATGAATATAAGGCAACAAGAATTGATTGGTGGCAACACCCTGATAGAGGTGATGAATGGTATAAAAGAGAATTAGGAAATTTAGGATCTGAAGATTCTTTTAATAGACAGTATGGAAATGAATTTACAAGTTCATCTAGTTTATTATTAAGTCCAGGTACTATGAAAAATATCAGATCAAACGCACAGATATTTAAATGGTATGATTTCGAAGAATTCGACAATATACATATAGACACTAAAGGATATTTAGGATTTAGTCCAGACTTCGATCCAGAAGATGCAGGAAATTCACAGAAATATTTTATGTTTTCTGTAGATATCGCTGAAGGAAACGGAGGAGACCATTCTGTAATTAATATGTTTGAAGTAGAACCTATGGAAGATATTGATATAGAAAACTTTGTAAGTCCTGGTGCAATGTATGACTTTTTTAAATTAAACCAAGTTGGAGTGTTTAGGAGTAATGAACATCCTATTGAGGACTTTGCAAAGATACTATATACACTAGCACTTGATATATTCAACTCAGAGAACACCAAGTTGATTATAGAATACAATACATATGGAAGTATATTATTACAGTATTTAAGTACAGTGTTTCCTGGACGTAACGATTTCGAAGACGAGATGGTATTGAGATTTAAACACAGACATGATTCAAAGGTTTTAAAACCAGGACTTAGATTAAAGAGTGATAACAAATCAGTATTCTGCCAAAACTTTAAAAAGCAAATAGAATTAAACAAAATTAAAATTAACGACATTGTAACTGTACAAGAAGCAAGTTTATTTGGAGTACTTAGAAATAGTAGTTACGGAGCACAAATGGGACATGACGATATTATTATGACCGCCATCACTGCTACTGAATTTTTTGGAACAACAGATTACGCAGATTACGTAGAAGAACTCTTAGATATTATACCAGAAGAAAAGGTTAAATTAATGGAAAAGATATTGTATAAAGATAATACCGAACAGGGAGATTTACAATTCGATATTTACGATTTACTGTAATACCAACAGAATAACAATGATATATAATAAAAGCAAAAAAAAATAAAAATATAATATTATGGCATTAAGTCCAAATTTATTACAATTTAAATCAAGTGGAGTATACCGTTTAGAATTTGACAAGTCACAGACTGCAAATATAAACGTAGAAACATTAAGATTAATTACAGGTCACTCAAGAAAAGGACCTTACAATTCACCAGTTTTAATTTCAAGTGTTGAAGATTTTACTAACGTATTCGGAACAATTGATAAGAAACTAGAAAAGAAAGGAATGTTTTTTCACAGATCTGCATTAGAAGCTCTTTCAAGAGGTCCTATATTAGCATTAAATCTTTCTAAATTTACATCAGCATCTAAATCAGCATTCGCTAAGCCAGTTTCTAATGGAAATACAGTAGGATCTGATGAAGCACCTGTTAACGCACTTGCTTCTAACGGAACATCAGACTATACTAGCTTTTTTGATAATGATAAGTTTATGGTACCTTCTGATTCAAAAGTACTTTCTGCATTAGAAAACAAAGGATCAGATAACGCAAATGCAATTAACTTTGTAAACATCAAGCAATCAGCTGTAACTGTTTTTATTAGAAAAGCAGCATCTGTAAAGGCTTTTGATATTAATGCAAGAGATTGGTATGGTGAAGGTAATGTACCTGAATTCATGAATGATTTCGATTACATATCAGATTTCATGGTAGATGTTTTCGTATTTAAAGGAAACTTCTCTGATGTATCAGCTGATCCAGTATATGGAGCATACTTTAACGAAGATGGATTAGACAAATCTAAATTAGCAGAATTTGCTAACTTAAGACAAGTTACTTTAGAAGCACAATATACAGGATCTTTAATTCCAGGATTTAAAGATTTAGAAGGAAGAAGCCTATATGTTGAAACAATGGTTAACGCTGAAGCAAGAAAGACAGGTTTATTCTGTGCAATTGACGAAGACGCAGTAATCAATGAAGAAGGAACTGAACTAGATTTAGTAGGACATAAAGTTTCTACAGGAAATACTCAGTTACTATCTTATAAAATAAATGCAGGTGATAGAGAAGTTGCAGGAGCTTTAGACGGAGTAAATACCACAGGAGTATATACAAGTAATGGTTCTCAATTTTCAGTTGATTTTGGAACAGAAGAAAATACACCAGCAACTTTCGCTATATCAGCAGGAAATTATGTTAAATCAGCAGTTACTGATAGATTAGCAAAAGTAAAGAGAGTATCTAAAGCAGGAGCAATATATAACGTATATTGTGATGTTGCAGTAGAATTAACATTCTCAGATAAATTCTTTAAATCATTCGAAGCAGCTTCAACTCATTATGCACCATTTGCATTACCAGGAGCTACTTTAGAAGATCAGACAATAAGTACTGCTCTAGACGCATTAAAAGGAGGAACAGGATTACATGCTGGATTAATTGATAAAGACTTAATTGACTTTAGATATGTTGTAGATACATTTACATCAAACGATGGAGAGCTACAAAATAAGCACCAGTTATCAGATTTAGCGCAAGCAAGACAAAACGCTTCTGCTATCTTAAATGCACCAACTGTTGCAGACTTTAAAAAGTCAGTATCACCTAATCCATCATTTACGAATGCAGCCGGTGAATTTAAAGTAGAATATATTGCGCAAGGAGGAAATTTAGATAAAAATCCTACAAGTACATATTCTTTACCAAGTATTTTAGAAGGAGCAAATTATGCATTTTACTACGGACCTGGTTTATTAGTATCAGACGGAGGTAAAGACATTATAGTTCCACCTGCGGCATATGTATCAAATAACTTTATAGATAAATATACAAGCGCTCAACCATGGTCTATCGTTGCAGGTCCAAGAAGAGGAGTTGTAGGAGGATCAGGATTAAAAGGAGTAGAATATGCTTTTGATAAAAACGATAGAGATGTATTAGAGCCTTTCGGAATCAATCCAATTGTATTTCAAAGAGGAGTAGGTCTTACTATTTTAGGAAACAAAACGGCACAACAATCTGTTAAATCATCGCTTTCTTCAGCACATGTTAGAGAAGCTTTAATTTTCATACAGGAAGGTATCGCAGATATTCTTAAAGGATATGTATTTGAATTCAACAATGTTCAGACTAGATTAGAAATCAAAACTTTAGCAGATTCGTTTATGGAATCAGTAAAAGCAGACGGTGGAGTTTTCGAATTCAAAAACATTATGGATCAAACAAACAACACTGATGAGGTAATAGATAATAACTTCGGTATTATTGATACTTACGTTGAACCTGTTAAAGGACTAGAAGTAGTTGTACACAGAACAACAGTATTAAACACTGGTGAAATTTCAACAGGAAACTTTAGTTAATCAGATATATAAAAAAATAAAAACAATATAAAAATGGCTTTACCACATTATTCACAAGATCAAACAAGCAGAAGCGGTAGACAATTCGAACCAGTTCAAGCGAACTTATTTGAAGTAACAGTTTTACCTCCAAAGGGAGTAACTGATGCACCGTTAATGATTCAACATGTAAACTCTATTTCAGGTTTAGAATTATACAAAGAAGTAGCAGCAGTTGAGCAAAAATATAAATTCTCAACTCGTTCATTCGCAGGAATGCCAGATGCAACTTCAGTAGATGTAGCTATAAATTTCTCATTAAACTTAAATGACGCAAATCAAGCGTATTTATATAAGTCGCTGAGACAATGGTATAATAACCAATACGATCCTCAAACAGGACAAATGGGTCTTAAAAAAGATTACGTAGGTACTATCGTTGTAGTTCAGTTCAATAGAGCTGGAGACATATATAGAACAGTAACTTTAGAAGACTGTTTCATTACGTCTGGATTACCTTTTACTACAGAGCTAAGTTACGAAACAACAGAAGCTCAAGCATTAGAAGTTTCTTGGAGATCTGATTCTTTCAAAGAAGTTCTAGCTTAATATTAATAAATAGGGGATTCCTAACGTTTCCCCTATTTTTATGAAACAAAAACATAATATGTTGATATAATAATAAAATGGATAAACTGACTAAAAAGTTACAAGTTCTTCTGTCTGAAACGGAAGTGACATCAATAAACAGGATTATCTTAAATGAAGCAATTGAAGGAGGAGAAAGACCAGTATCCATCTCAGCATTCATACGAGATATTATCCGCAAGGAAATTGAATTAAAAGCAGATTCAATATTAGAATGGAATAAAGATAATATTAAAAAACTCAAAAATAAGTAACAAATGAGCACCAACAAAAAGGACGATGCAAATTTAGACGATGCTTACAAAAACATCGTTGAGAACCAGGAAAACCCGAAGCCTGTTGATTTAGGGGCAGTAGACATGAATAGATTTAAAACACAAACAGCAAGTGATGCTGATACT